TTGGCATTTCTTTTCCTGCCTCAATACGCTCACGGACTAACGCTTTCAGAGTCATGGGCTCAACCTTCATCTTTTGTGTCGGTTGAAACCCTTGACCCTTCGCAAGTTCGGCATAATCAGCCGCCTTGTTATCTTCGTTACGACCAAAGGATACGGATATCTCGTTTTTGATTATATCCCCTAATCCATTATTACGAAGCCAGTTAAACGCCGCCTCTTTATTTGCTTCCGTTATAGTTGCACGATACGACGTTGAAACTTTTAGATGTGATCCATCATGAAGTTTTAATTCTGCTAAACCCATCTCTGACATCATTGTAGGTATGATGTCTCCAGATACTTTTTGTATTTCTTGTTTTGTATTTTTTATATTATCTTCTTGTAGTTCTAGTCTCTTTTGTAGATCCTCTAACTTTTCAACTTGATCTGCAAGCGACTGAATATTATCAGTTCTTTTCATTGCATCCTGTTGATCTGCCTCAAAATCTGGCATAACTATTCTTTGCTTAATGCTCATCTACTTCTCCTCTTTCATATAAGTTTATTTCTATTGGATAATATTTTCTTTCTTGTTTGTCCCATTTAAGTAAATTATATTTACCTCCGGTAATATCAGATACGATAGAACATGCAACACCAATAATTGCAGGATCACCTGTAAGTAATAAAAAATCTCTTTTTTTAAATTCTTTTAAACCTTGTCTCAACTTATACACAAGTGGTCCAGGTGAAAAAATTATTTGAGAAAATTCTGGTAATAAAAATTTAAACTGACCATAATTAGATGCACCCATAATATTTATTTTTGGATTACCTGCACGTGTTCCAGCAATTTCTTGTATTACATAAACTGTAGATACAAAATTACTTTTTAAATTTTCATATTTATTACTTTCTGACATTGACAAATCATATAACATCCTTTATATTAAAGTCAATAGAAAGATGAATTATAAATTTAAGACAAAGCCATACAAGCATCAATTGACTGCTTTAGAAAAGTCATGGAATAAAGAAACTTACGCGTACTTTATGGAGATGGGTACAGGTAAAACAAAAGTGTTAATTGATAATATGTCTATGCTTTATGATAAAGGCAAGATTGACGGTGCCTTAATTATAGCTCCTAAAGGTGTAGTAAAAACTTGGTATGAACAAGAGATACCTTCACACTTACCAAAACATATAGAAAATGTGACGGTATTGTGGCAATCAAATATTAATAAAACACAACAAGAAAAGTTAGAAACTTTGTTTGAAATAGAAACCGCTTTACATATTTTAGTAATGAATGTTGAAGCTTTATCAACAGAGAAAGGTGTTAAGTTTGCATCTAAGTTTTTAAACTCACACAAAGTATTGATGGCTATAGATGAATCTACAACTATTAAAACACCCACAGCAAAAAGAACTAAAAATATTATAGGTCTTGGTAAGAATGCAAAATATAGAAGAATTATGACAGGGTCACCAGTTACAAAAAATCCACTAGATTTGTATACGCAATGTGAGTTTCTTGATCCATATTTGTTAGACTTTGCATCTTATTATGCTTTTAGAAATAGATACGCTGAAATGACAACCATGAATGTAAGAGGTAGATCAATACAAGTTGTTAAGGAGTTTAGACATTTAGATGAATTATCAGACTCTTTAAAGTCATTTTCGTATCGAGTTCTTAAAAAAGATTGTTTAGATTTACCACCTAAAAATTGGACTAAAAGATATATTTCTCTTACAAAAGAACAAGAAAAAATATATGAACAAATGAAAAAACATGCTCTTGCGATGTTAAATGGTAAAGTAACTACAACTGTAACAGTTTTAACTCAATTAATGAGACTGCAACAAATAACTTGTGGCCATTTTGTGGCTGACGATGGCACGACTCAAGAAGTAAAAAATAATAGAATGCAAGAGTTATTAGATGCACTAGAACAAACAGAAGGAAAAGCTATAATATGGTGTCACTGGCAAAAAGATGCTAAATCAATTATTGAACAAATTGAAAAAGAATATGGTCCGGGATCCGTGGTCGACTATTATGGGTTAACACCACAAGATGAAAGACAAGACAATATACGTAAATTTCAGTCCGACCCTAAGTGCCGGTTTCTTGTTGGAACGCCTTCTACGGGTGGCTATGGGATTACTTTGACGGCTGCAAACACCGTAATTTACTATTCTAACGGATATGACCTAGAGAAGCGTTTACAGTCAGAAGATCGTGCGCATCGTATTGGACAAAAAGAAAACGTAACTTACATAGATATTATTTGTGAAGACACTGTAGATGAAAAAATAGTTAAGTCTTTACAAGACAAAGTTAATATTGCATCTGAAGTATTAGGTGAAGAATTAAAAGATTGGATTTAAACAAAAATATCTTTTGCTTTGCCTAGGATGGGTTTGTATTTTGTTTTACCCTCTTCTCTAAATGCGTGTAAGAATGATTTTCTTGGCATACCCTCAGTGTAGCTACAGTGTATCCACCCCGAGTTAGGTTCACCGGGAGTGTAGTACTCGAGTATCAATTGATCCCAATCTAATTCTCTATGTATCCAATCTGCTAACTCACAGTTGTCCACTCCTACCACTTCAAAATCCGCCGCTTCTGCCTTAGCATGTTGGCTGTTTTGACTCGATCCTA